CTGAAACTTGGTTTTGACGAAACAAAAGAATCCATTGGTGCAGCATTGTTGCCAGCCGTTGAATCCGTCTTGCCTTACCTTCAGAAGTTTGCTAGTTGGGCACAAGATAACCCACAGACATTCATGATTATCGCAGGCGCTCTAGCAGCAATTGCAGCGTCCATTGTCGCCATCAATGTCGCTATGGCACTCAACCCAATTGGGCTAATTGTTATCGGCGTCGGTGCGCTTATTGCTGGTCTTGCTATTGCTTACACAAAGTTTGAAGGATTCCGAAAAATTGTGGACGGCGTATTTGGCGCTATCAAATGGTGGATTACTAACGTCGTAATTCCTCAGTTCAACCTGATGCTCACAGTGTTCAAAACAATCTTCAACGGCATTGCCTCTGTCTGGAATAACACCATCGGCAAGTTCTCTTTCAAAGTTCCGTCTTGGGTGCCGGGTATCGGTGGCAAGGGTTTCGAGATGCCTAACATTCCAATGTTGGCTAATGGTGGCATTGTCACTGGCCCGACGCTGGCGATGATTGGTGAAGGCCGTGGCCCAGAGGCTGTGATTCCGTTAGACCGTATGGGTGAGTTCGGCATGGGTGGTGGCAACAATGTGACTATCAATGTGAACGGTGGCGACCCTAATGCTGTGGTGCAGGCACTACGCACTTACATGAGGCAGAACGGCTCTATCCCTATTAGAACAAACAACGCTTTCTGATGCCGTACAACTACAAAGTCGAGTATTCAACTACAGCCAACACTGGCACATGGGTTGAGTTAGACGATGTTCAGGACATCTCTTTCAGTATTGGCAGGCAATTTATGCTTGACCAGTACAGCGCCTCTACAGGCTCGCTAACGATTCGTTATCCGACTGGATACGCCACACCTAACACGGCAATGGTGCCGGGTACTTATGTGCGTATTTGGGGGCCGAACACTACAGACGGCAACTATGCAATGTTTCACGCAAACATCAAAGATGTCAGCGTCACCTACGGCATACCGTTTGCATCAGGTGTCGGTCAGGCCGACTATCTCAATGTGACCCTTGAAGGCAGTTTTGCTGAAGCCTCAAGAATGTCAGGCCAAAACTATGCAATGGCTGCAGATACTTTTGCTAACCAATGCACTGCAGCAGGTGTGCAGTCAGGTTTAGTTATTAGCACCGAGCCAACGTCACCTGCAATGGGTTCCTCTACGGTGTCGGGCACTTGGGGCGACTGGATAAACGCATCGCTAGTTACTTTGAATGGCCGTATGGCTGACGCTACAGGGCCGAACTTTATTCTCTGCAACGGCCCATTCAACGACCGTGTGTGCACAGTGAACTTCTCTGATGTGGCTAACAACGCCACTAATCAGGTGTATGACCAAGTGGATTTTGGTGCGCTGTCAGACAACTTCTACACACAGGTCACAGTTGACCCTGCCAACTTCGCAGCCCAGACTGTCACCAATGTGGGGGCTGTTGCGCCGTTTCGTACTTACACGGTGAACAGCCTTTCGGCTTCTACCGGTCAGGCTCTTGACCAAGCCAACTTTTTGTTGAGTCAGTACGGCACACAGAAGTTTGCTTTGACCAGTGTGTCTTGTTTGGCTGAGGCTCAGAGTTCTTTTGAGATGGATTACATGGGTCTCAGTACTTTTGGTTTTGTAATTGGGGCGAGGGTGTCGGTGACTTTTCGTGGCACGGTGTACCAGTCAATTATTGAGGGTGTGAGGGTGACTGCTACGCCTGAGTCGAGTCGATACACGTTTTATTTGTCGGGTGCTGATTTGAATAACTACCTCATACTTAATAGCACGGTGTTCGGCACGCTCGATAACAACAAGTTAGGATACTAAACATGGCTACACCCACTAATCTCCCAGCATCGCAGACGACAGGCAATGTGCTTACTGCTGCGTATGTTAATGACCTGCGAGGGGCGTTTCGTGTGTTACAGGTAGTCACTGGTTTTTCAACAACTTTTGTAACTAACACCACTGCAACTTTTGCAGATTGTGGCTTGTCTGCTTCTATTACGCCTCAATCCACGAGTAATAAAATCCTCGTTTACATTTCACACGGCGCTTTTAATGGTACAGCCACAGTTCAAGAAGTTAAACTATTGCGTGATGCTACGACAGTTAATACGTTTGGCCATATTTTGTTAAGTGACGGTGCACCAATTATGGGATACGCAAACCTCATTTCATTTGATAGCCCTTCTTCAACATCTGCAATAACTTATAAAACACAATTTCGCAGGGTGGCTGGTACAGGTACTTGTGCGTTTAACGTTGTAGACGGTAACGGCACTCAAAGAAGCACAATTGTTTTAATGGAGATTTCAGCATGAACCATCAAGAACTAATCAAATTGTTACAAGACAACGGTTTTGATGACGGCTGGTGTCTTGCAGGCGACACGCTCACACTTTGGTTTCATGACCAAGACCCCCCAGCACCACTTACACGACCACAGGACACAGATGAAACGCCTAGCCCTGATTAGCCTGCTCGCCATCACCCTCACAGCCTGCTCAGACCGTACAAGAGTGAACTGCGAACGCATCAAAAACAAAGCACCAATCACCATCGGAACAGATGTACAAATAGGAGGAGGACGCTGTGCCTAAACAACGCCTAACAAACGAAGAAATCAAAGCACGCATAATACTGTTCGTTGCCGGTGGACTCACAATCTCATTTGTCATGGCCATCGCATCACTCATCTACGGCCTGCTGTTCGTCACCCAACCACTCGACCAAGCACCCAACGATGCTGAAGCATGGGCAGTCCTCTCACCCATGCTCATGACCCTTGCAGGAGGCCTCATCGGTGTACTCGCAGGCAACGGCCTCAAAGACAAACCGAAAGACCCTCCAAGTGCCTCGTAAATACCCCTACTACCCAGTGACCACACCCGGCACAGGCAAACTTGCAGGAACAGAAAAGTTCGTTGACCTATGCAAACGGCGCTACCCATCGTTCACCAATTTGGGCACCTGGGTGGTGCGCAACATGAGAGGCAAAAAAACCTTGTCTGTGCACAGCCTCGGAGTCGCAGGTGACGTGGGGTATCCCAAAACTCGTGAAGGACGACGCCAAGCAAAAGAACTGTGGGATTGGCTCATTGAGCACTCAGAAGCCCTAGGACTGTGCGAACTGCACGACTACGCCTATAGAGACCCCAAACAGCCTGAAAGCGACCAGACGGCCTATGGAAGAGGATGGAGGTGCAGTCGAGGAGAAGGCACAAAGGGGGTCAAAATTTTCAACAAAACAGACAACGCAGGTTCTTTTGGTGGCGCATGGCTTCACTTTGAACTTGAAATGAACTTGGCAAAAGACGCTAAAGCGCTTGAAGCAGCATGGCGAGCGTTGCCAAAACCGAACTCAGACAAGGCCTAGCCGAATCTGACAGGCTCTGGGCGTGGCGTGTTTCCCTCCTACGCCTAGAGTCGCATCCTCCAAACTGACACTTACATCAGTCATAATGGGCTGATGGAGGGAAACCATGACTAAAACGCAAACAGGGTACAACCCACAATTCGACTTCAAAGTTGACTTGGCATACGGCCAAGGAGCAGAAGCCGAACTGGTCGCTTTCTTCAACTCTGTCCAAGGGTCAAAAGTAGAAGTCAAAGCAGACCGATACCGAAACGGCAAAATGACCATTGAAACCCAATGCATGAACGACCGTGGCGAATGGTGTCAATCAGGTATCAACGTCACAAAAGCAGAATGGTGGGCCTACCGATACGCCCCCGGTGCTTTCTCACTGGTCAGCGTGGCAAGACTCAAAAAGTACCTTCGACTAAACAAAGGCCACATTGAAAAATGGGATTTTGCTAAGGGTTCAGACCACCCCAGCAGAGGGTTTTTGCTAACCCCAGACCAAGTAAAACAAATGATGACAGAGGAATGGTACGACGCATGAGCGAAAAGCCACTTGTCCTGACCTATCTTCCGTTAGTGTCAAAAGACAGAACAACACTCGTTCAGGTGTTTATAGACCCTGAGACAAATCTGATAGTTCAGGCCTCCGTGGCCACCCGGCGAGACAGTTGGGGAACTTGGGGATTGCCAATAGAAGTTTTTGAGGATTGACAAAGTTCATCATGGCGTTCACGCTTTTTACTGCCCTACTCGTACCAGCATCAGCAGCTGCAAAACAAGACTGGAATCACCCCATGCCTAAATCATGGTATGTGGATTTGGCTCGTTGCGAAACTGGCAACAACACACGCCACTCGACTCGCTCGTATGTAACGGCTTTTGGCATTTACAGACGCACCTGGGACAACTGGAACGACACACCGAATCGCAAAGCGCATTTGTTGACGTTTGCACAGCAGGCTCGTGGCGTGGACAGGATTGCTTTCAAAGGCCACACCGAGAATGGTCGCTATCGCTATCCAGTCGGGCTGTACGGTTGGGGCGCTATAAAGAACAACTGCAACGGCCTGAACGACCAACTTTGCAAATCCAACCACCCATCTGTTATAAAAATAAGGCGCTGCAAATAGCGCATCAAGTCAGTGAGGGAAACAATGACACATTCAGAAGCAATACACATTCTCGGCCTGTTGGCTGCGAAACTAGAAATAGAGATGCGTTTCCAAGAACGTGAAGCCGTCGAGTACGCCATTGGGCAATTATCTATGGCTAAGAAAGACGACCCGAACGCACTTGCCCAGTTGATTTTGGACTCTGCAAAGCAAGCATCAGAACTGTACGCAAAAGGTCTCATCTGATGGCCGTCAACTATCACCATGAGGACTGCTATCTAGGCAAAGAAAAGCCCGGATTCCCGACTAGGGATTGTCGCCAGTGTGAACTGCTTGACAACATCACAGCCTGCAAAGAAACAGTTGCCAAACTGGAACACGCAGCGCAAGGCATGATGAAAACAATTAGAGAACTTGAAAAAGAATGTGACCGACTAGAAAGGCTGTACTCCAATGGCATTTGACCTATCCGACTACGAACCAGTAGCACACCGACTCGACAGATGGCTCAAAGACTGCCATGTGCGAAGCGTCCAACCAAGAGTCATCACAGACCTTGTGCATTACCTGCAAAACTCAGCCGTTTTCTCAGCATCGCTGTACGAAAATGACGTGCTCATCGCTACAGGCTGGGCTGAAGAGATTCGTGGTGAAGGACACATCAACAAAACCAGCCACCTAGAGAACTGCGAGACAGGCGCTGTAGGCCGAGCCTTGGCTAATGCCGGGTATGCAGGCTCAGACGTCAACAAGCGTCCGAGTCGTGAAGAGATGTCGAAGGTGCAGCGTGTCACTACGACCAGCGCCGATGGTGTCACGACGGAGCGCCCAGCAAACGCACCAAGCGACAAGCAGGTGTGGCTCTATAAGAAACTCTTGAAGGAGGCAGGCAAGTTGCCCCCATTAGACCTGCCAAACATGGACAAGTTCCAAGTGTCCAAAGCCATTGAAGCCTTGAAGAACAATGAGCCTGAAGAAGTGCCATTGCCTGAAGAGGAGCCGTTCTAATGCAAAAGTTTTACGCTGAAAACTATCGGCAAACAATAAGAGACTTGCAACAAATCATGTCAATGCTTGAAACCGTGCGTCCCGAAAAAACCACGGGCTTTTACGATTTAGATACCTTGTTGGTTGCAGCAATTGAAGTCTGGAAACACCAAAACCCTTGGATTCAACCTGAATACGGTGAAGGGTTCTAATGACTGAGTTTCTATCTATGTGCATCATGGTGTTCAGCGTGTTCATGACTGGGCTTTTACTAGGTCAGGCAGGCAAGAAATGATGCCCTACGGCCTGAATGGTGCTTACCATTACCCAGATTGCACTGCCACAACGAACTACGACCCTGACTGTGACTGTGTAGGCAACATGGCTAAACAACTCAGCGTGCTCGCTGAGGAATGTAAAAGACTTATGCAAATCAACCGAACTTTAGAAAGCCAGCTGCGCCGTGCCACCCCCAATGCATGACGCCTCTGAGCGTCTATTTCAAGACGCTGTCGAGCAAATCGCCAAGATGAACGGCTGGCTCATCTTTCACGCCTCACCCAAAATGGTTAGACCCGGTGTGTGGCGTTCAGACGGCAAAGGATTCCCCGACCTTGTACTGTGCCACCCCAAAAGAGGATTCATCATGGCCGAACTCAAAAGCCAAGACGGACGCCTCAGCCATGACCAGAAACTATGGGCAGAAGCCCTACTGAACGCAGGCATTGAGCACTACGTGTGGCGACCAAACCAGTTAGACCTGATTGCAGCACGACTAGGCAGGCAAGCCCAATGAGCGCCAAATGGCTATGGGTTTACTACGGCTCGCTACTGGTATGCGCTATTGTCGCACTCAGGTGGTTCTGGAAAGAGTAACCAAGACCCCACAATTGAGAGAACCACGGCCTCGTAGGGAATTGCACTCTGCAGGTGAAACACACGGAGACGTGGGTAGAGCAGTGCGCCCCATTACTTGAGATGACTTACTTGAATGGCCGTGGGGGTCAGCCACTGTGCAGCGTCCAAACGTCATAAATGCGAATGGTGTCCACTTCAACAATGTGTCCGGCAACCAAGGCAGACAAAGCCTGAACTGTGGGGAACACAAACCAGCAAACCCTAAGTTG